CCGCCGCTGACCCCTTTCATTTTCTGTGCGCCGTCTGTCACCAAAGAGGACTGGTTCGTACCGTCCGTTGTAGTCGTGCTGACAGTATCGCTGATGGTATGGGAAGTTCCACTGCACAGGCTCTCCATCACAGCCGTGCTCTGGTTCTCGCTGTAGGACCATGTGCTCTTGCGGAAGGGCGAAAGACTGCTATACAAGTTTTCGTACCCACTGCGAATCTCCGCCTGTGTATCCGTCGAAACGGGTTCAGCCAAAAACATCGCCGTGTACACTTCGCCATCCATCGCATCCATAAAACGCTCGATGCCCTGCACAAAAGCTTTGTCTTCCGTCTTGGATTTATCTCGCAGTGCCGCCACGCAGGACACCGAGGCCACAGCTTCCTGCGCATCGCCAAATGCACCGCCCAGCAGTTCTTCTTCCTCCTGCAGCGAGATGCCTCTCGTCTCGGAACCGGGGAAGTTAGAGCGCAGCACCTTTTGCAGCGTCCTGCTGGAGGTATCCAGATCGTGGCTCTTCATATTCTTTTTCGATGGGTCTTCCCGGATACCCAGATAGATATTGGCACCGACATTCTCCTCCGGCACATCGATCATCACCGCCAGACTGCGGCCCTGCGCCATGCTGGAATAGTACACCGTAGAAAGCTTTTGGAACATATCCTCTCCCTTTTTCAGGGTCAGCTTCTGCAACTGGAACAGTCGGATGCACTGGGCAGGGTCCTGCACTTTCAACATTTGCTGGGAGAGTTCCACCATACCATAGTTCTGCAATTCCGTCAGATATTTTTTATACACCAGATGGTCAGCAAGGGTCAGCTGATCCGTTAGGTCATGTAGCGACCTCTGCGCGGAAAGCTGCTGTTTTTCCAGTGCTTCAAGCTCGTTTGCCATTTTATCTCCTTTTCGTTAATTAACCTTTGAAGATTTCACCGAGTCGCTCTAGTTTCTCTAATACCCCTTCGACAGCCAATGCCGCACCGAATGCAAGTGCCGGACCTATACCGTTGCTTTGCATATTCTTAATGGCCCACTCTGCGCCTCCAAAGCCCTGATCAGCCGCTTTTTTATACCATTGCAGGGCTTTTTCTTTGTCTTGCGGCACACCTTCTCCGTATTCATAGCAGCCAGCCAGGGCGAACTGTCCTCGATCATAGCCCTGCTCCGCAGATTTACGATACCATTCCACTGCTTTTTCGAGATTCTTTTCCACGCCACGTCCGTGCTTATAACAGTTGCCAAGGTCACACTGCGCCATAGCACACCCCTGCTCTACAGATTTTCGGTACCACTCAACTGCTTTTTGGCAGTCATGTTCTATGCCATCGCCATAATCGTAACAGCGACCGAGCTTGTACTGTGCAACTGCATAGCCTTGTTCTGCAGATTTGCAATACCATTCCGCCGCTCTTCCAAGGTCTTTCGTTACACCATTTCCGTACTCATAACAAAGTCCCAGATTGTACTGAGCCAATTCATTACCATTCTCTGCAGATTTACGATACCACTCGATTGCTTTTCCAAGGTCTTTCGTCACACCATCTCCGTGCTCATAACAAAGCCCCAAACTGTTCTGCGCCTCTGCATTGCCTTGTTCTGCAGCTTTCTGATTCCACTTCACCGCCTCTTCTTTGTTTTGTGTCACACCATATCCATTTTTATAGAATATTGCAAGGTTACGTTGAGCTGTTGCATTTCCTTGCTCTGCAGATTTGCGGTAGCATTCAAATGCCTGTTTCAAGTCTTTTTTAACGCCTTTTCCACAATAATAGCAATAGCCGAGCTCTCTCTGTGCGTCCGCGTTGCCCCCCTCTGCTGCTTTCTCGTACCATTTTACAGCTTCAGCACAATCCATTCTTTTGCCTATACCATTTTCATAACAGCGGCCCAGGCTGTATTGTGCATACTCATTGCCTTGCTTTGCCGCTTTCTCATACCATGCTGCGGCCATCCAATTATTCGTTTCTACGCCATAGCCATAATAATAGCAATCACCAAGCAGATCCTGCGCATTTGCGATTCCCTGTTCTGCCGCTTTCCGAAGCCATTTTACGGCTTCTTCATAATCTATTTCTACACCATCTCCGTAATAGTAGCACTTGCCCAGCACGAATTGTGCTTTCGCATATTTTTGCTCTGCGGCTTTTCGATACCACTTTACAGCTTTTTCATAATTTTCTTCTACACCACAACCATTTTTATAGCAGAAGCCAAGATTATGCTGTGCCTCAGCAAGTCCTTGCTCTGCCGCTCTCTCATACCATTCAACTGCCTGTACGGGGTCTTTCGTTACACCAACGCCATCCGTATAGAAAATCCCCAGATTGTTCTGTGCTTTTGCATTACCCTGTTTCGCCGCCTTGCGATACCATTCAAATGCCTGTTCCAAGTCTTTTGCGACACCTATACCATGACTATAGCAGTCGCCCAGTTTTTTCTGTGCCTCCGCATAGCCCTGCACTGCCGCCTTGCGGTACAGTTCTGCAGCCTTTGCCTTGTCCTCACCAACCCCGTCACCAGTCTCATAGCATTTGCCCAATTCATATTGTGCTTCTGGACATTCCTGTTCTGCCGCTTTGGTGTACCACTTTACAGCCGCCTCATTGTACGAGAGTGCCGCATACAGCCGCCCGGTCATATACTGCGCTGTTGCATTTCCCTGAGTTGCCGCCGCTTCGTACCATCTGCGGGCCTCTTTGTCGTCCTTTTCAACGCCCAGAGCCTGATAATAGCACGCGCCCAGTGCGCACTGTGCCTTAGCATCGCACTGCTCTGCCGCCTTTTTGTACCACACGACCGCATTTTCTTCGCTTTTTTCCACACCAGTGCCGTTCTGATAGCACTGGGCCACTTCAAACTGTGCCTCGGGGCGTCCGTAATCTCTGGCCGCGACCATATACTGCTGGAACGCCATTTCCGCATTGCCTGCCTGCTGATAATTTTGGGCATTATGCAGGTAGTCCTGCTCGTTTTCCTTTTTCGTTCCCTGTTGCGCTTCCTCGCCCAGACAGAAGCGTTCCACACAAGCCATAAACTCCTGCTTTTTATCTTCCGGGCCAATAAACAGGAAGCTGTACACGGCATTTTTCTCATTGCTGAAATCCATCTCCTTGATTTCAGCACCCAGACCACCCCATCTTACGCGGCCCACAGTCGGTTCAAACCACTCCTCGACAGGTTTTGTCTTGATGGCCTTCGGTATTTCCATTTCCTTTCCATCCACACGGATAGACTCCAGCTCATCCGTAAAACTCACTTCTACCTGAATTTTGCTCATATTCTATCGCTCCTTATGGTTTTATAATCTTTAATGTAATCTCCCTGACTTCTCACCCACATATCGATGCCCGTACCAAACACCTCGGCTTCTATCAGCCAGCCCTTTTCTGTTACGCGCAAAATCTTTGCAGTGGGCAGTCGATCAAGAACAGATTCCAAACTCGGCCCGGTATACTCAAACTTAATCGTCTGCAATTCCCCGCCATACATAAACTGGATGCGCTTGCGCATCTCGCCCTCCTGAAAGCGGTCAGCGTATCGCTGGGCAAAATGCCTGTCGAGTGTCCTAAAGTTCTGGATACGGTCAATGCGATAAATGGTCGGAGAATTATCCTGTGGATTTTTGAAGTGCTTGTCCTTGTCGATGCCCTCAATAAACGCTGCCAGATAGAAATAATATTCGCTGAATAAAATACCTACTGGCTCGATGGTACGCACTCGCGTTTCGCCATCATGGGTGCGGCAGTAAGTAATTTCCACCAGGTTGTGATTTTCAATCGCAGTGCCAATTTCCCATAAGCTTTCTATGAACTTTCGGCCATGCTGCGGCTCGACGTAGTGGAAACGCTCGTTGCTGATGAGGTCTTTGACCTGATTCAGTCTATCCAACGGTGTACAGGCCAGAATGAGCTTATCCAGAATCGGAAACATCTCTTCTTTTACCATCGAGCGGCTTTCCAGCAGAATTTTGCAGACGGCCAGAATCTCACTGCTGGTCAGAAATCGAGACAAGGTATCATCCAGCAGATAGCCGCCCTTGGCCGAGTTGTACAAAATCTCCCGGCGCGGCTCGCTGTCTGCGAAATGATTCCGCAACGTATCGAGGTCGCGCTGGATGGTTTTTTCGCTGACCCCAAAGCGGTCGGCAGTCTGTTGTTTGTTCAGCACACCGCCCTGCACCAGTACTCGTTGGATATAGAGTATACGGTCTAATCTATTATTAAGCACAGTTCATTCTCCTTCTTGCCCATTGTAACACAGCACAATCATCACTGCAATTCTTTGTGGAAAGTTTTGTCGTTTCACTGAAGAACAAAAAAATTTTTGTTTCTTTTGCACAGTTTCAGTATACAAAAAAAGATGAACACGCTGTCTGTCCATCTTCTCAAAAATCAAGGCAAATTATTCTTAAATTGCCAACCTCTTTTGAAGCGATATGCACTGTTCATCAACTCATCCGTGATTGTGTAAAACGCCTGTCGCGGCGAAATGCACTCGCCAATCATTCCAATCACAAGCACAAGGCTCAGCACAAATGCAATACTCAGTAAAAACATCAAGAATTTTTTCATACGCTCTTCTCCTTTTATCACACAATCCTATCAGCTTTTCTAACCTCATTATAAAGATTTTGATGGACGGTATGTCTGTCCATCCTACGATAACCCACAAAAAAGGAACACGGTATTCGTAGAATTCACCGTGTTCCTTCTATCATCTTTTGCGGTTGTCACTTTTACAAAGCTCAACCTTGCGTTTTAGCTTCCTCCCGAATCTGCCGCTTATACTTATAATAGGTATTCCGGGCAAGCCCTGTCAGCTTCATACACTCCACATCGTCCAATGTACCACCAAATGCCTTGCAATGGATACGGATTTTCTCTTTGGCTGCTCTGGATTTCTTAGTCTCAAAACCAGCACCTTTCTTACGGCCAACCTGTTTTCCGTTCAACTTCGCTGTCACAAGGCCCTCACGGGTACGCTGGTGCAAATCGGCTACTTCTTTTTCAGACTGCTCAAAGGCCAGCTTGATTTGCTCTTTTGCCAACGCCATCAAATACTCGTTGATACCCTTTAAGATAAAATCCACATTGGTTCCTGTCATGGCAATGCTCCCTGATAGGGCCTTTTTGTAAGTTTCGGTATCAATGTGATGCTCTTTCAGGAATA